CCTGCTCGACGACAGCCCGATCGACGTGGCGGCCCTGGTGGCCGAGCGGTTCGGCCTGGCTTACGCCAAGGCGATCGACTCGACGTGGCTCTCGGGCGACTCGTCGGTGTCCATCGGCGGCCTGTGTGCTGGCATCTCGTCCGGCAACACGACCACGGTGGCGGCCAACTCCCGGACGACTGCCGCGAATCTCGCGTCCGCCATCGGCCAGGTCGACCCGTTCGTGTCGAACACCTGCTGGCTGGTCTCGGCCGCCGGCTGGGCCGACCTGTTCAACGTGGCTGCCGGCCAGATCGGCACCATGGTGTTCGGTGGCACGACACCGGTCCCCACGATCTGGGGCACGCCGGTGTTCAAGGTCAAGGGCCTGCCCAGCAACGTCCTCGCGGTCTACGGTGACTTCCAGTTCACCTCGGCCGTGGCGATCAAGCCGAGCGGCCTGCAGATCAGCGCGGCCCGCGAGCTGCTGATCCGCCAAAATGCCACACTTTTCGTGGGCGTGCAGCGTATCGGGGTCTCGAACCACGCCCCCGAGTACGCGTCGATGATCGTCAAGGGCACCTGAGCCCGATAAGCCAACCCGCCAAGGCCCCCTGGGTGGATAGCCGCTCAGGGGGCCGGTGGGTTTCTGGAGAGACACAATGCCCATGATGCGATTCACGCAGGACCACCACGGCCACAAGGCTGGCGATGTGATCGAGGCTTCGTCCGAGTTCGCTGCAAACCTGATGGAACACGGCGTGGCGGTGGATGCGTCCACGCCAGTCGTCGAGCGTGCCGTCGTCCAGCCCGAGAAGAGAACCGCCGCCGTAAAGAAGTGAGGAGCGACCTATGCGTCTGCGGTCCTCCAAAATCCTTGGCATCAGCGGCGTTGAGCCGGTCTCTCTGACCGATGCGAAGTCGCAGCTGCGTCTGCTGCCCGAGCAGACGGACGACGACGCATTTATCGTCGGCCTGATCGCCACGGGCCGGGCACTGATCGAGCGGCGGCTTGGCATCGCCCTGGTCCAGAAGCAGGTGCGGGCGGTCTACGACAACGAGGAGCCGCCGATCGACTGGCGGCTGGCGGCGTCGTTCATGCCGACGCTCACGATCCAGTCGACGCAGTACCGGGCCGCCCTGGGCATCACAGAGCCGTACGTGACGCTGCCGGTGTCCAAGACGCTGATTGACGCCAGCCACCCGCTCACGGTGGCTGTGGACGACCTGAGCACGTCGCCGGCGGTGCACACTGCCGTGAGCTCGACGCAGTATTACGTGGACGACGATTCGACGCCCGGCATCGTCAGGTTCATCAACATGCCCTACGTGCCGGCCCGTGGCACGCTCACGGTGACGTACTGGGCTGGACCGGCCTCGCCGCTCGAGGTGCCGCCCCAGCTCAAGTCGGCGATCCTGCTGTACGTGGGCCACCTGTACACGAACCGCGAGGCGGTGGTGACGAGCGGCGCCCAGCCGGTCGATCTTCCCATGGCGTTCGAGACGCTGCTGGCGTCCGAGTCCGTTAGCGGGAGGTGGTGATGGCACTGCCCGCCGGGATCTTGCGCGAAACCATCGTCATCGAGCAGGAGTCCACGGACCGGAACACCCTGGGCGAGTCTGTGTCGACCTGGGCGACGTTTGCCAACCGGCGGGCCAGCGTCCAGTTCATCAGCTACAGCGAGCAGGAACGCCGCAAGCAGATCGGCGGCATCGGCACGTTTGCGGTCCGCTGCCGGTACGTGCCGGGGCTGACGGGCAAGATGCGGATCCGGTGGGCCTCGAGGTCAAACCGGATCCTCTACATCGCCTCGGTCGTCGAGCACAACAACCGAGAAGAGCACGAGCTGGCCTGCGACGAGAAAGCGACGTAATGGCAGACCTTCAAATATCGTTTTCCATGAACATGGACTCGTATCCAACTCGCTTGGAAGCTGACGCTGTAATCAAGGCATTGATTGAACGCTACAGGGCACTGCCACGGCATATTGCCAGAAAGCATTTAGGTGCGTCGATGCGGAAAGTCCTAAAACGAGGAGTTCCGCTTCTGCGGTCAAATACGCCGCCGATTGGCACTCGCAGGGGCCGCAGACGAGCAGGGGAAGTTGCTCGCTCTACAGGGGCGCTTCGGCGTTCTGTGACCGTTCGCACAGGGCAAACAGGAAGAAACAACGACTTCGACATGTTTGTCTGGGGCGTGCTTGGGTACAAGGCCGGAGAGCAGTCGAGGAAAGCTATCTGGCTTGAATACGGCACGTCCGGCGGCGTTCGTCCAGTTGGGATGCTTGCAAAGACCATGCAGCAATTTGGACCAGTGTGTGCCTCGGAGCTTGCGGCCGCTATGAGCACAGGTCTTGAAAAGGCAGCAAATGAAATTGCAAGCGGCAAAAACCCTGTGAGGTCGTAATGCCATTCCCCGAGCAGTGGGCAAAGAGCACGATCGAGGCCGCCGGCAGCTGCCAGGCGTGGCCCCTGATCGCCACCGAGTCGGCCGCCCTGCCCTACGTGGTGTACGGGCGGCTGAGCACCGACCGTGGCACCAACATGGCCGGCGTGCCGGTGGTGTTCAACCCGTCGGCCCAGTTTCAAGTGGAGATCTACGCCGCCACGTACTACGCCGCCAAGACGCTGGCGGACCAGGTGCGGCAGGGCCTGCACAACTTCACCGGCACGGCGTACGGCGTGACAATCCGGTCCAGCCTGCTGATTGACGAGCGAGACGGCGACCCTGTGTTTTTCGACGGCCAGGACAAGCCGACATACAGCGTCGAGCAGACTTACCAAATCCGCTGGGAGGAATAGCACATGCCAGACGCTCCTGTACCTATCGCCGACAGCCAGGGGACTACGTTCACTTTTAATCAAGTGGCATTTGTCGCCACGCAAATAAAAGTGAAAAAAGCGCGCAACGCAATAGACATTACTGCGCTCAGCCAAGCATCGGGCACCAATCGCAAGTACCAGGGCGCGCCGATCAACGACGTCACCATCAGCTGCGACTATTACGGAACTACCGCGCCGGACATCGGGATCGTACATAATCTAAGCTGTGTTACGCTGTCGATTAGCGGCGATGCGATCTGCGAAGATTTCGAGCTCACCGCCAAGGTGGGCGAGCTCATCGTCGGCACGGCATCCTTCCGCCTGAGCGGGGGCACCTGATCGGAGGTGGCCCGTGGCTGACGTTCCAGACTCACAAGGCGCGACGTTGTATTTCAACGGGCTGGAGCTTGGCGTCCTGCAAGAAGTGTCGCCGGCGTTCGCAGCCGGCAGCGTTCACGAGGTGACGTCCTTGCGTTCGCCCGTGATTGGCTCTGGACAGAACGCCCGCGTGATCCGGCAATACAACTGCACGAGCATTGAGCCTGGCACCATGCAGTGCCGGTTCCTTGGCGCTGCCGACCTGGCCCGCAACGACGTCGGCGGCCCGGGCACGCTTGTTTTGTCGTGGCCCGGCGGGCAGATCTCTGGCGATGCGTTCTGCTCCGATCTGCAGGCGACTTTCGCCGTTGGTCAGCTGCGGCAATGGACCGCCACGTTTACGTTCACTGGCTTCTGAAAACAAGGAATCACACATGGCATACACGGCCGGAGACATCCTTGGCATCGACGACATCCGTCCGCCGCAGAAGCTGCACGTGAAAGCGTGGGACAGGGACGTTTACCTGCTCGACCCGACAGCAGACATCCGGGACGAGTGGGAGATCTTCTGCGCCGCCAATCAAGGCAAGCGAGCGAGCTGGCGGGCCAAGTTGGCCAGCCTGCTTCTGTGCGACGAGAACGGCGCTCGGCTATTCGTGACGGACGCAGACGTGGCCAAGCTCGGCAAGAAGAGCGCTCGGGCGTTGCATGAAATTTGGCAGGCGGGGCAGTCGCTTCTGTCTGTCACAGACGCAGAGATCGAGGAACTGGAAAAAAACTGAGAAGCCGGCCGGATGAGGTGTTTCTCTACCGGCTGGCGTTAGAGCTGAAAATCCCGAACCCGGAAGCATGGAAGAAAAGACTGACCGTCAGGCAGTTGCGAAAGTGGATGGCGTTCTGGAAGGTCGAGCCGTTTGGTGACAGCTGGAGAAGATCTGCTCGAGAGGCCCTGACAACGGCATCCGGGTTTGGCGCCAAGGTCGATCCAGATGCCGAGGAGAAGTTCCTCCCGAGTTACCGAGAGAAGCCGCAGACGCTCGACGACATACGCCGCGAGCTTGCCAAGATTCCGTCGTTCGCCGCACAGATGAATCAGGACACGTAAATGGCCACCATCGGCAAGGTATCGGCAGTATTCACGGCCTCGACGTCTGGGCTGAAAGCCGGCGTGCAGGATGCGTCGGCGTCGTTCAAGAAGCTGCAGACGGACGTGGCGAGTGTTCGCGGGAGCATGCGGTCGCTTGTGGCCATCCAGGGTGCCCAGTTGTTTGGGCAGATCACCAGCGCGATCGGCTCGGCCGCCAGCGCGTTCTACGGCATGGCCAAGGGCGAGGCCGAGGCAATCGACAAGACGAGCAAGTTGTCCCGGCGGCTCGGCATGACGTACGGCGAGCTGGCCGGGCTTGGGCTGGCCGGCGATCTCGCCGGCGTGTCGATGGAGACCATCGGCAAGGCGGCCACCAAGGCCGACGTGGCGTTCGTCAAGGCCGCCCAGGGCTCGTCGCTGGCCCAGAAGGCCTTAGCCGGCGTCGGGCTGTCTGTTGATGACCTGCAAAACAAATCGCCCGCAGAACGCTTCCAGATGATGGCCGATGCCATCGCCGGGCTGCCGTCGCCAGCGGAACGTGCTCAAGCAGCCATCGGGTTGTTTGGCAAGAGCGGTGCCGACCTGTTGCCGCTGTTTGAGGGCGGCGCCGGATCGATCAAGAAGGCAGTCGACGAGGCCAACAAGTTTGGGCTGGCGTTGACCGACGAGCAGGGCAAATCCGTCGAGGAGATGAACGACGCGTTCACCAGAGCCTATGCGTCGATTCAGGGCGTCGTGCAGCAGGTCGTCGCCTATCTGTCACCAGCGATACAGGGCGTCACCGACTCGTTCACGAACCTGATCGGATCGGTCGGCGGCACAACCATCGGCCAGTTCATTGGGGAAGGGATTCTGGCGGGAGCCAGATTCCTGGCGGGCGTCGGCGACTCGCTGATCTCGGGGCTGCTCGTTGCGTGGAACTACGTCGGAAGCGTGGCGACGATCTGGTCTGGCATTTTCGACGCTGGCTACCGGTTCGGTTCGTTCTTGGCGGGTGTCGGGCGGGCTCTTCAGTTTGGCCTACAGGCCGCCGTTCTCGGAGTCACGGCGACGTTCGCCGGCATTCTGACGGCCGTGCGTGATGCCGCCGCCCTGGTGGGCCTTGAGTCGCAGTCGCTGAATACATCAGTTGCTGCCATGGACGGTTTCAACGATTCCGTGGCTGCGTCGATGAGCGAGACGCTGCGGCTTGGGCAGGAAAACATGTCGGCAGCGTTCGGAAGCGGCGTCGGAATCCAGGCCGGCGGCCCGCTGGCGACATTCCTGGAGGATGCCTTCAACAAGGCCAGAAAAGATGCAGCGTCCGTGAGCGTTGCAAAACAAGACAACGTCGGCACGCCGGGCGTTGGTGGCGAAATTGCGTCACGCGAGGCGCTCAAGGGCATTGAGTCAAACTCGAAAGAGGGCATCTCTGAGATGTTCCGGCTGATGCGTGGCGGTGGTGAGATGAGCATTGCCGAGCAGCAGCTCGAGGAGCAGCGGAAGACCAACGAGCTGCTGTCGGAAGGCGATCCCGAACAAGTCATGGCCATGGCAGGAGGCTGACGATGGCTGTAGTAGCGTGTCTGGAAACAACTCGCGGCACCGGGCTTTCCGGCAAACACGGGGAATCGTTCACGTTTCCACGGAAGTGGATCATTCGCGTGGACAGCCCGACAACATCCCGCATCCAGATCGCACAATCGGCAGGAATCAGCTACGGCGACGGCTACCCCGACGCCCCCGATCACAAGGCGATGGAATTCGATCTCACGGAGGAATCCGGCGACGGGATGCTCTGGGGCCTGACGTGGCGTTATTACCTGCCGCCGGCGGAAAACACTCCAGACCCGTCAACCGGGCTGCCCGCTGACCATTGGTCAGGTGCCGGACGAATGAAGACCATTCCGGTGTTCAAGGACAAGGACGACAAGTCCATTGCCAACAGCGCGGGCGATCCGCTTGAGGGGACCGAGCGCGAAAGCACCGAGGCATCGCTCACGCTCACCAAGTGCTACGAAAGTTTGGCTACGTGGTCCAACTTGGCGAACTACTTCTCGAATTCCGTCAACGCATCGGCGTGGAACACGTCGTCGCCGCGCACGTGGAAGTGCGAGTTTCGCTCGTCACAGAAAAAGCTGCTGAGCCGGCTCGGTGCATCGCCCAAGACCTACTGGGAGGTCGTCTGGGATTTTGTCTACCGCGAGGAAACGTGGGACTACCAGCCGTGGGACATTGGATTCAATCAGCTCGTCACAAGCGACGGCACGCCGACCGCCGCTGGCACCAAGCGGGCCGCGATCCTTGGGGCTGACAAAAAGCCGGTGAAGTCGCCCGTGGCCCTGGCCAGCGGCGTTGCCAAGGACCCCGGCCAGCCGCCAGACGCCCTGCGTTTTCATCTTTACCGAGAAGCCAACTTCTCCACTTTTGGAACGCCAGGCTGATGGCCAGACCACCACGCCAATCAGGGCGGAAACTGTCGCTTACGCCGAACACGGCCAGGCGTATCGCCAAGGCCGTGCTGTCGATTGAGCGCGGCGATGGATCCATCGACCCGCCGCCGATGCGAACCGGCAGCGACGGCACCGAGATCGTCCGTGGTACGTTCTCGGGCGCGTGGGCCAAGGGCTCGACGGCCACGGTCACGGACGCCGTGCTGTCGAGCGTGACGTACACGGCGAAGAACTACTTTTCCAGCCTGACGGGCACAGGCACCAAGGCGTGTGCTATCGCCTATGCCGGAGGCGAGTGGATTCTGATAGCTGCGGAGTGCAACTAATGCTGGGCGGCAACTGCAAATGTTGCGGCGGCGACCTATGCGATCCGTTGCGCGACAGGGCCACGATAACGATATCGGGCCTGCCGTCCACCTGTAGCGTCGGCAATCTCGCCAACAGAGAAATCAGCGACGACGATTGTTCATATACGTTGTTTCGAGTGCGAGATTCATCGTCAAGCGTTTGCAAGTACGCTACAACTTGGCACAGCAGCAACAATGATTGGTTAAACATTTTTGCATCAGACGCAAACAAGCTGCTCTTAAATGTGTCCGAAAACACGCTCACGCTGAGTATGGACTTTGGTTATGCCAAGTTTTCGCCGCCCGATGGGAAGACATTCCAGTCGTTTCCTTTTGACGAAAAAGTTGTTTGTACGTATGTGCCCGCAGCCTATTCATGTTCGGCGGACAAGTGGCAGAACGTGCGCATTCAGATAACGGACGACGCCGCCGCGTATAAACCATTTGCGTGCCCGCAGAACTCGAGCGGCCTGGTGGCTAGCTACGAAAGCTGTGCATGCGACGTGCAAAAAGACACTGTTGGGTTGTATTCGCGCGTCCGTTCGGGAAATGTGCAGACAGAAACAGTGCGTTATCCTGTCTACGCATGTAAACCGTGCGACACAACTTATTACGTCACGGAAACAACTGCGACCACATACAAGTCTCCATGCGTTCCAGACGACAAGACTGATTGCATTGAATCAACCGCAACATCAGTCGCGTGGCCTGACCTAAACGTGTCCGTGAGGTTTACGGGGCCGGACGTTGACGGGTTTTCGTATTCGACGTTGTCTGGAAACTATGCGTTGAAATGGACGAGTGCCGCATATATCGGAACAAGCAATTTTTTTGGCTTACAGTTTCCTAATTGGGGAATTACAAATGTGAACAACGGCTACGGAACGCCTACGTCCAACACGTTCAGCCTTGAAACGCAATATCAGAAAGCTGGCCAAGGCTGGAAAATCGACTACAGAACTCAGCCGAGCGGGCAGTTTCCGATGGGAATGACTCTTGTTGTTGCGCCTGTCAAAACAACAACAACGGTAGACAGGGCCAATCGCAGTGTCATTAGTACGCAATGTCAGCACGGGCAGTTTGCCTATCAAGTAAGTTTGGCTGTGTTCAGCCATACGCTCTATAGCATCACCTCCGCTTACGAGTATTGGTCGTGGGACTTTTCATGTTTTGCAAACGTCGCGTGCGCGGTTAGGTCGTGCGGAGGAGTGCCGTCCGTATCTCTTAATTCAACGGAAACGGTTTATGTGCCGCACTACGTTCCAGGTGCAGCAAGCCCGTTTGCGTATGGTCAGCTAGGCCAAGTCAGTGTCAGCATCTCGTCCTAAATACTGTCGCTACGAAAACGGACAATGCGTTGTGTGCGGGCACACGTCATCGGTTGTCGGGCTTATTAGGGAGTGTGGGTTTTCGCCAGCCCCTGACCTTGCCCGCACGGACGCATTGCCCGCCGGCGGCCCCGGAGCCGAGCTCAAGAAGCTGCTGGCCCGTGTCGGCATCACCGCCACGCCGGACTGCTCGTGCAACGCCCGGGCGGCCGAGATGGACCGCCAGGGCGTCGACTGGTGCGAGCAGAACGTGGACACGATTGTCGGCTGGCTGCGGGAACAGGCAGCTGCTCGAGGTCTGCCATTCGTCGATCTGGCGGGCCGGATGCTGGTGCGGCTGGCCGTGAAAAACGCCCGCAGGGCGAATGTTGACCGGTAAACACCGTTCAAAACAATCTGAGCATCCGACCACCGCAGGAGCTCGAGCGTGGCCACGTCGTTTGTCCAGACCCCGGCCGATATGTCGATCGAGTTCGTGGCCGGCGACGAGCTCAGCGTCGGCCTGGCGTTCAAGTCGGCCAACGGCACGACGCCGATCAACCTGACCGGCTACACGCTCGACGCCAAGGTGTTCGTCCCGACGTTCGCCAACCCGGACGGCTCGCTCGGTGCCGGGGCGTACACGATGGGCACCACGGCGGCCACGTTCACCGTGTCGGCCGTGTCGCTGTCTGGCGGCACAGTGAACATCGGTCTGAACGAGACGCAGACGGCGGCCCTGAGCGCCGCCGTGGGCTACCGGTGGTACTTCCGGTGGACTGACACATCGGGCTACACGCTGACCGTATTGTCCGGGACGTTCAAGGCGAGGATCCCGTGAGCGTCACCGTAACCGTAAACGGCCAGACAGGCCCGTCTGTCGTTGCCACCACAGGCGACAGCGTCGTGGCCACAGTGACGTCCGCCCAGGCCGTCAACGTCACGGCCTCGCCGGCGGCCACGCCGGGCGGCATCGGCCCCCAGGGGCCGCAGGGACCGCCCTATACGACGATTGCCGTCGGCAACACCTCGACGCTCTCGTCGGGCAGCTCGGCCACGGTGACGGGCACCTCGACAAACAACGGGGCGAACCTGACGTTGGCGTTCGGGATCCCGCAGGGTCCGGTCGGACCGGCCGGGCCGACGCCCACGCTGACGGTCGGCAACGTTACCACGCTCTCGGCCGGCGGCACGGCCACCGTCACGGCGACATCAGCCAACAACGGGGCGAACGTCGTCTTAAACTTCGCCATTCCGCGTGGCGTTGACGGCACGGGCGGCGGCTCGTCGAACCTGACGGTGTCGGATGCCACGCCGTCGAATCTTGGCGTAGCCTCGGCTGGCACGTCCACCCTGGCGAGCCGTTCCGATCACACGCACAACCTCCCGGTCATCAGCTACGCCAACCTCACGGGCACGCCGAGTAACTTTCCGTCAAACGTCGCCAGCGTGTCGGGCCTGCAATCGGCACTCGACGGCAAGCAGGCGGCAGGGAACTACCTGACGACCGCTGTGCAGTCGGTGAACAACCTGACGGGCAACCTGACGGTTGTCGGTGCTGGCGGCCTAAGCGTTGCAGCCAACGGCTCAACGCTGACGCTCACGGCATCTGCGGACGTTGCGAACTCAACGATTGACGGCGGGGACTATGTGGGCCAGTTGCTCTACGGAATCACGTTCAACACGCAGCCGCAAAGCGTGACGGCGAACACGACGACCACGGTGAATCTCTCGACGCTCAACGTGACGGCGAATGCGCCGACGCAGGGGGCGGTGACGCTTAGCGGCGGGCTGTTGAGCCTAACTTGGTATAGAAGTGGCAATTGGTATCCGCAGTTCTTGGCTTCTACGAATAACGGAGTGTCGTGGACATTGGTACTAGACGGCGATTATCAGTCGGCAACTCAAAGGTATCCTGACATGCCGCTTAGTGCCGCTTCAAACGGCACTCGGACGGCGATTGGCTCGTATAAAGTGTTCTATAGCGATTCCCCGCTGACCGCTAATTCGTGGTCTGACTCTGGTGCCGGTGCGAACTCTGGCAATCCTTACGCAGTCGCCTATTACGGCGGACGTTTTGTTGCTATCAAACGAAGTTCATATTCCACTGACGCATACGGCAACACTTTCACGCTGCTGACAGTCAACACATCACCAGACGCAGTCAACTGGACCTCACGGGCATTTACGGCACCGAGCAACGCGCTGTCCCAGGCGTTCCCGGTTACCTCGTGCCGAAAACCACTTGTTGTGGTTGGGGGTAAATTTGTTGTGTGCGGAGTTGCGACGTTTAGCGGTCCTTATACCTATGGTTTCATTTGGACATCCTCCGATGGCATAACGTGGACGCCATCGCAATTTGATTCCACACAACGCGCCGATGTGTTCTCGGACATGGTTTCAACCGGCACGTTGGCCGTTGGCGTCGATGGCACCACTACTTCTCGCTATACGACAGATGGCACAACGTGGGCGTCGTCCACGTTGCCGGTAGCCTGCAATCGCATCTCGTATGCGGGCGGTCTGTTTTGGGCATTTAACGGGGCAGCAAGTAGCACCGATGTGTGCTACAGCGCGAACGGCCAATCGTGGACGCTCGGCACGATGCCAGTGTCGAGCACATGGGAGAGCGTTGCGGGTGGCAGCACGGCGTTCGCTCTGGCGAATCCTGTCAGCGGTGGAATCAGATACGCCACGGCCACCATCGGCACGACCTACGCCTCGGCCAACCTCACCGTGTCCGCCACGGCGACCGGCGGAGGCTCCGTCGCGTACCAGTGGCAGTCCTCGCTCGATGCTGGCACGAACTGGTCGGACATTGCCAACGCGACAAACACGACGCTCTCGTTGTCGAACCTGACCACGGCGAACTCTGGCACCAGATACCGGGCCGTCGCATTGTCCACGGGGGCGGCACTCGGCTACTCGCAATCAGCAACTCTCACAGTGACGGGATAAGCCAATGAGCAACGTTTTAAAGCCCAAACGGTCGTGGACAGCCAACGCTGTACCAACCACAAGCGACCTCGTCGCCAACGAAGTCGCCTTTAATTTTGCTGACTCTAAGTTGTTCACTCGCAACCCGACCACGGGCAACATCGTGTCGGTGGCTCTCGGTGGTGGCGGGTCGTCGTCTATCGTCACCGCCTCGACGGTCGCAGGCTTCCCAGCAACTGGCACGGCGGGGATTCTGTATGTCGCGCTGGATACGGCTCGCACCTACCAATGGCAGGGGGCGTATCTTGAAGTGGGGGCGGCGGGTGGGTCGCAATGGTCAAGCGTGCCTGCGTCTGCGACGGCAACGGGGTCGCCGGGGCAGACGGCGTATGACGGGTCGTGGTACTACGTTTGCACGGCGACGAACACTTGGTCGCGCTTCGCCGCATCCAACGGCCCGTGGCCCTCTTACCTTCTGTCGCAGTCCGGCCTGACTTCTCCTGTGGCTGCATATTCAATGCGGCGGCTGTCTGGCTCGTACTCGGGGGCGTGCCTGCGAGTGCAACGGTCAAGCGATAGCACGCAGGCCGACATCTACTTCTCTGGCGATTGGGTTGACTCGGCGGCGTTGTATTCGTTTGTCGGCAGCGGCACCGGATACGTCATCAAGTGGTACGACCAGAGCGGCAACGGCAACCATCTTGGCGATACCACCTACAGCAACGCGAGCGACTTCCGCCCGCGAGTTGTCAACGCTGGCTCTGCCATCACCATCGGCAGCCGCCCAGCAATTGATTTCACGGACGTGCCAGCACCAAACACAGCCGGGCGCGGGCTTGAGTGTCGCGGGCTTTCGGTCAGCAGCGCGAATTGGCTGGCTGTTGGTGTTGTGAATTATTCGTCAGCCTCGCTCGCAAATGCTGGCACTTTTAGTTATGGACGCTGGATCTCCGTAGGCTCTGCAAACACGGCAGACTACAACAACGCATCGTCAATGTGTGCGATCATGGGGACAAACAACAATTCAGACTACCCAAACACCAACAATGCTATTTCCAACAATGTAAGAACGTCGGTGTCCATATCTTCTGGCAACAGGTATGTGATGTGTACATACAAAACTGGTTCGTCAATGTACGCACGCGCTAACAACACAACGAGCAGTTCCGCATCGGTAACTGGTTCTCTATCCGCGTCCGTTATTAGGCTTGGACTGACGATGTATTGGGGAACGGGCAACTCTGATTACGCTGTCCTCGGCGGGCAAATCCAAGAGACAGTGTTCTACGCGACCGAAGCGTCCAGCGTGGTTTCCACGGCAGTCGCCAACGTCAACTCGTCGTGGGGCGTTTTCTAGTTCTAAGACTCACGCCGTCAACATCTAAGCAGGAACCCGTATGTCACTCTCACTGCCAAGCAATCCCACAACCGGCCAGACATTCACAGCGAACGGCAGAACGTGGTCGTGGACCGGGTCCGCGTGGGAACTGGTGGCGAGCGGCTCTGGCCTCACATGGTCATCCGTGCCTGCGTCATCGACGGCGACGGGGACGGCGGGTCAGATCGCGTATGACGCGACCGGGGTGTATGTCTGCACAGCAACAAACACGTGGTCAAAGTCGCCTCTTACCACAAAGTGGGACTCTCTGTTTTCCAAGGTTCCCGCGCTGCTCAAATTCGACGGCACTGGTGCAGGTATGGTGGATTCCAGTTCCGCGGGGCGTGCGGTCACTGCTTTCAACAACGCCACGCAGTCAACTGCGCAAGCTAAGTGGGGTGGATCGTCCCTCTATCTCAATGGCAGCGCAAGCGGCAGCGGCACGCCCAACTACGTCACATTCGACAACGGGGCCGACCTTGATTTTGGCTCGGGTGACTTCGTTATTGAGTTCTGGATGTATGCGTCAGCGCAGAAGTTTTGCCCGATCGTGCAGCATGTAAACAACACTGCTGGCACTGGTTGGGTAATCTGGAACTACGACACCACCGACATCCAAACAGTGACGAGAAAGATCGGGATCAACATAGCCGGCAAGGTGTCGATGTTCTCGTCTGGGAATGCCTACACGGATAACACATGGACACACATTGCAGCCGTGCGCACCGGAAGCACGTTGAGCCTTTACAGCAACGGCTCTCGCGTTGCGACCAATAGTATCACTGGATCAATCACGCGGCCGACAGCAAACACGCCGAAACTTGGATGGATGTCGGCTAGCGATTGGTCGTCAGGAATTGATGCGTATTTCTACAACGGCTACATCGACGACCTGCGGATCACAGTTGGTTCGGATCGCGGGTACACAGGCGCAAGCTTTACCGCTCCTTCAGCCGCATTCCCGGCGTACTAATGACCGACCACGAAACCCTCACCGTTGCCCTGCTCTACGCGGCCCTCGCGCTCGTGGGGCCGTTCGTTCTCACGCGGCTCGCGGGGTGGGCGGAAAGCGACGAGGCGGCGAATCTGGCGATGGAGATCGGCATGGCGATTGAGGGGGTGGCGAGATGAGCGACATCAGCGTGAACACCACCAGCCAGCCGATCACGGCCACCGTCTCGGGCGGCACGGTGTCGGCGTCGGTGACGAGCTCGAGCTCGTCGGTGACGATCGCCGGCGGCGTTGGACCGCAGGGACCGCAAGGCGTGGCGGGCGTTCCGGCGGCGCTCAGCCAGGTGCCGGGCGTGACGATCACAAACGTACAAGCCGGGGACGTTCTCCGGTACGACGGAACGTGGAAAAACTATCACGACGTCGACATTGTCGACGGCGGCAACTGGTGACGGAGTAACCCATGGCCAATACGCTGAGAATCAAACGTCGTGCCCTTGGCGGTGCGTCCGGTGCCCCGACGTCGCTTGCCCAGAGTGAGCTTGCATACTCGGAAGTCGATCAGATCCTGTACGTGGGCCAAGGGTCCGGCGGCGGTGCCACGGTCGTGGCCATCGGTGGGCCGGGGGCGTACATGAGCGCGGCCACGGCCGCCTCGACGTATCTGCCGCTGACCGGCGGCACGATCTCGCAAAATCTGACGATCACCGGGAACCTGACGGTGAACGGCTCGACCACGACCATCAGCAGCACCACGCTGTCGATCGCCGACAAGAACATTGAGCTGGCGAAGGGATCGACGACTGACGCAGCTGCAGACGGCGGCGGTCTCACGATCCACGCCGCGGCCGACTACACGTTCAACTGGGTGGCCAGCACGTCGGCCTGGACGTCGAGCACGCATCTGAACTTGCTGACCGGCATGGCCTACAAGATCAACGGGGCGAACGTCCTGACGTCCACGACGCTTGGCTCGGGCGTAACGGCTTCCAGCCTGACGAGCACCGGCACGGTGACTGCCGGCACCTGGTCGTCGACGATCGACAATACGACGATCGACGGAGGCGCCTACTGATGCCCACCTACGACCAGCTGCCCGCCCCGCTCGCGCTGCGGTGGACGGTCGGCGACGACTTCTCGGCGTTGCTTGACTTCGACATCTCGCTCGTCGGGGCGACCGCCACGGCGGCCGTCTACTCGACGATCACCGGGGCCAGCGTGGCGACGTTCACCACCACGATCCCGGACGCTGCAGCCGGGAAAGTGAACATCGCCCTTACGGACGCACAGACCACGGCCATCGGTCCGGGCACGTTCCGCTGGGGGCTGGTGTACACGATCGGGTCCGTGTCTCGGACGGCCATGGAAGGTTTCGTCGATGCGATTGCCTAGGTGCTCAAGCATGGAGGGCAGCCGTGGACCACGCCGACGAACAGAAGCGCCCGGGGTTCCTGCTGCCTAACGGGCTCGAGGACGACGAAGAAGAGCAGGGATCGTGGATCCCTGACGACGACGGATGCGTCTGGCTCAACCGGAGGACCGATGAGCGATCCGATCACGGAGATGGCCAAGGATCTGGCAAGAAAACACCCAAACGCCCCGGCACGAACGCTGGCCCGGCGGCTGCAGGCCGAAACAAACGGCGCCCTCACGCTTGAGCAGGCACGCAAGCGGATCCAGCGACAGTTTGGCGTGCACGGCAAACAGCATCGCAAAAGCATGAGCCCAGTGGCCCCTCGGCCTCCACGCCGGGCCGGCGAGGTGCTGACGATGCCGGCCTCCCGGGCCGAGCGTTGGGAACCGCACGACCTGGGCGTGGTCGGCACCGTCGGTGTCCTGTCCGACATCCACGTGCCGTTCCACAGCGAGATCGCCCTAGGGGCCGCCGTCGAGCACCTCAAGCAGCTCGAGCTCGCCGCCCTGGTGCTCAACGGCGACACGTGCGACTTCTATGCGATCAGCAGATGGACCAAGAACCCGAGCAAACGGGACTTCCGTGGCGAGCTCAACCAGATCCGGCAGCTACTGGCGTGGCTGCGGCAGGAGTTTCCCGAGATCCCGATCGTGATGAAGTGCGGCAACCACGAGGAACGTTGGGTGCACTGGCTGTGGCAGCACGCCCCCGAGATCTCGGACGAGCCAGAGATGGGCCTGCGGGCGTGGCTTCACCTAGACAAGCACGACATCGAGCTCGTCGAGGATCAGCGACCCATCATGTGCGGCAAACTGCCGATCCTGCACGGCCACGAAAAGGGCAAAGGAATCTCATCGCCCGTGAATCAAGCCAGGGGGGCGTTCATGCGTCTGCACCATACGGTGCTCGAGGGCCACGGCCACCGCACGAGCGGGCACTGTGAGCCGGATATGTGGGGCTCGGAGGTGTTCTGCTGGTCGACCGGCTGTCTGTGCGACCTGCGGCCTGAGTACGCACGAATGAACAAGTGGAACTGGGGCGCCGCCAGCGTGACCGTCGAGGCCGACGGGTCGTTCGACGTGGAAAATTACAGGATCACGGCCGACGGCCGGGTGAGGTCGTCGTGAGCCGGCCACGCTTGCCACAGGAATACATCGACGCTGCCCGTTTACGTGCGAACCGCTACATGGCATGTTGGGACGCAGGCTCGGCCGGATCGCTTGCGGCCGACGTGCGACGTCTTTTGTGGGAGCGCGAGGCGATGATCAAGGAAGTAGAGGATCTGAAGAGCACCGCCAGGCCGATGGTGATCGGCTTCGCCGGCCACGCCGGCAGCGGCAAGAACGCGGCGGCCGACGCCCTGGGCAGCGTGGTAATCGGGTTCGCCGACCCGCTGTACGCCGGGCTGTCGGCGATGCTGGGCGTGCCCGAGCAGCTGCTGCGGGAGCGTGCCACCAAGGAACTGCCGGCCGCCGTTGGCAAGTCGCCACGGGACCTGCTGCGGACGCTCGGGACCGAGTGGGGCCGTGAGCTTGTCCGGGACGACCTGTGGGTCTGGCGGGCTCGCCAACGCATCGACGAGGCCGCCCGGCTGGGCTACCGCACCATCGCCATCTGCGACGTCCGGTTCGCCAACGAGGCCAAGTTCGTCCGCCAGGAGCTCGGCGGGCAGGTCTGGTGGGTGGACCGTCCCAACACGTGCCCCGGCGGGCACGTGTCGGACAAGTCTCTGACGGCCGAGGACTGCGACCTGGTCGTGGACAACTCGGGGACGCTGGACCAGCTCAGGTGGCGGGTGAAGACCCACGCGTCGGCGTTGGTGTCTTTGCGGCGTTGACTGGCTCGGCCAAGTCGAGCACCGGCAGCGATTCCACGCTGGTCCGTTCCGGCGGGCAAATGGACGGATCGACATATAGCTCTGCCAGGCGCGGATTAGAATGATCAAGCAGGGCCGTGGCGGCCGCCCGCCCGTGCTTGAGTGCCGTGTAACTGGCGGCAGCCTTACGGAAGCCGTGGAAGCCCCTGTATCGCACCCCTGCCCTGCCGCACAGCAGCTGCAGAGATGTCCAGATCGAGTTCCGGTTCCGGTCCCAGTGCCAGACCAGCTCGTCGGGACGCCCCCTGTAGGGCAGCATCATTTTGGCGAGGTCTGGCGTGATCTCCCGGACGATGTCCCGTGTGTGTCCTTTGCGGGTGTCCGCCAGGAACGTCACGCGGCACTCCTCGAGGTCCACCTCTGACCACCGCAACGACAGCAGGGCCGAGATCCGCTCGGCCGTGCAGTAGGCCGTGTAGATCAGCGTGGGCCACCACCAGGCCGCAGGCTTGCCGCCGACGTTCCGGGGGCGGCGGCGGGCCGTGACGATCAGCTTGGCCACGTCCTCGGACGTGTAGGCCCGTGGCACACGCTGCGAGATCCGCATTTTGGCCAACGCCGGGAATTCGGCAGCCAGCCGTTTCTTGGCGGCGAAGTTCCAAAGCGCGACAAGCTGCGTCCGGTCTTTCAGCACCGACGCCGGCTTCACGATCCTGCCGCGGTGCGGCGTTTTCGCCCGCCATCGCAGGAACTTCGACACGACCATGTCGTCGAGGTCTGCGGTCGTCGGAATACGGGTCAAATCACCGGACTCGGCCCGCAGGAAATCGGCAAACCTGTCCAGCGTAGATTCGTACAGGAAAACGGTTTTGTCTGACAGGTTGTTGAGGACAGCGTAACGATCAAGAAGCTCTGAGAGGTTCATCTTGCACCTTCGGCGTGGTGCATCCATGCGACACATCAACCGCCGAAAGTCGACGGCCGATTCCATGCCATTGCCACGCTGACCGGTAGTGTACAGATGAACATGAACACTGTCATGACCACCATGCCCTCCGCTCATACTTGGCTCGGCTGGAACCAAGGCTACGGGCCGTGGGCAAAATGCGCCTACTGCGGAATTCTGACAAATCGTGTGGTGAAAGACTGACCAAGGTTGTCCAGGTAGCCTCCTAAGTTGTCCTAAGTAACGATCGCAACGCCGGATCGGTGGCAGGGTAAAGAAAAAGGTCCGTTTGACCCGTTTAAACCGGGTCGTACGATTGCAGGGATGCTTGCCGTGAAAAGTGAGAGTGGCCGGGAATTGGTGCCATGCAGCGAGGCCGCCGAGGTCTACGGCTGCAGCATGTCGTATATGCGGCGTCTGGCCCGCGACGACCGGGTGCGGACCGAGGAACACGCCGGCATCTGGTGGTTTGACATCGAGGACGTCCGCAAGCTGTCATGCCGCACCGACGGCGGCCGCAAGAAGAAGCGGTCGCAGGGATTCCAGGCCGACTAAACGCAGCTTCCGGCCAAAATTGCACCTGTTTGTGATTTTTCCTAAACGCTATTGACCATTGGTTCCGATGACGGTACTAATGTCCGCGTGCAATGGATGCAGGCGGTCGACAGGAAAAAATCAACGAAGCCAAGGACGGCCAAGTGAAACTGCAAGTTGACCGCGTTCTTCAGTCGCTCGTCCTGATCCGAATCGGTCAGGACTTGGGAAGCGATTCTCCGGCCGCCAGGGCGATTCACGATTTGCTCGAGCTGCTGGCGTCGTTTCCCGCCAATTTCTTTGTGGAGAAATTGTCCCGGTAGCGGAACACGTACCGCCCCATTGACACGTGCACTGTTCGTTTGTTCACTGGTCTGAAATCACCCAAAAGGAGCCCCCACATGGATGCACACAACGCCGAATACACCGCCGCAGTCGCCGGCATGCAGGAAACGTACGGCACGCCGGCCCCCACGCTGGCCGTTGGCGATTTCGTCAGCGGCACGACCTGCGGCAAACGCTGGAGCGGCCACATCGAGTGGTTCTCTGACGACGACGCCACGGTCGTCGTGAACATCGACCACGCGTGGGTTCGGGTTCCGCTCCAGGACATCACGCACTGACCAACAGGACCGGCCGGCGGTGGAGCTGCTGGCCGGAAGGATCGGCGACGGAGTCGCCAGCAGCAAGGACGCATACATCGCCCGCCGAGCAGGATGCGGAGCGGGTTTTCAAACACCAGTAGCAAGGAACGCAGACATGGGATTCAAGAAAGCGACAAAGGCACAGGCAAACCTCCACGCGGCGATTCATGGGCCGAGCGGGGCAGGAAAGACGTTCACCAGTCTCCGAGTCGGCACGGGCCTTGCCGGTGGCAAGCCCATTGCCGTGATCGACACAGAGCGCGGCTCGGCCAGCAAGTACGCCGACCGGTTTACGTTCGACGTGCTGGAGCTCGAGGACCAGTCCATCGACGGCTACGTGGCAGCGATCGGTGAGGCCGCGAAGGCCGGGTATGCCGTGCTGATCATCGACAGCCTGTCGCACGGCTGGCAGTCGTTGCTGGAGGAGGTCGAGAAGCTGGCGAAAGCGAAGTACAGGGGGAACACGTGGTCGGCCTGGTCGGAGGGAACGCCGCACCAGCGGCGGCTCGTGCAAGCCATCCTGAACTATCCCGGCCACGTCATCGCCACCATGCGGTCAAAGACCGAGTGGACAACGGTGGACAACAACGGCAAGAAGACGCCGCAGCGTGTCGGGCTGGCTCCCGAGCAGGGCAAGGGGATTGAGTATGAGTTTGACCTGCTGGTCGAGATCTCGACCGAGCACGTCGCCAACGTGATCAAGGACCGCACGGGCAAATTCCAAGACAAGCTGATCGACAAGCCGGGCGAGGAATTTGGCCGCCAGCTCGCGGCGTGGCTCAACGACGGGCTCCCGTCCCCTGTGGTGTCGGCGCCGACGCCTGCAAAAAACGCTGACGCTACCAGCGTTACAGGGGGCGGCCAGCCTGTCGAGGCTCCGCTGGCGATCCGCATCGCCACGCACATCAGCCAGGCGGCCAACGTCAGGACGCTCGGCAAGATCGCCGACCGGATCGACGTCCTTGTGTCCGAGGGCCAGCTGTCGGCCGACGAGGCCAGCGAGCTGCACGACGCGGTGTCGCGTCGGCACGACGTGATTGAACCGAAGGAGGTATCGGCCCATGGTTGATTTTCCGTTTGACGACGTCGAGTTCACGACCGAGCCCGCGCGGCCCGAGCGTGTCGAGGTGCCCGAAGGCACGCACGAGTTCCGCATCGAGCAGGTGCTCGAGGACGCCCAGCGGCTTGAGGTCCGGCTTGTGCACGACGACCGGCAGTACGGCTGGGTGTTTTGCAAGCTGCCCAAGGACAAGGGCTGGGCGAAGAAGCTAGTCGGCCAGTTGGCTGGCGCCCTGGCGATCGGCGCCGATGAGTGGGCGTCCAGTGAGGCCGGCGATCTGGTCGGCCGTCGGGTGCGTGCCGAGATCGTCCACCGACAGACGGATCGTCTGTGGGTCAACGTCGTGAAGTTCCTGCCGATCGAGCAGCTGGCCGAGGAGGCCGCTGTGCTGGCGAAGCGACCGGCACGGACGCCGGCCGCCAAGGTCAAGGCCGCATCGCCGGCCATCGGGTCCGACGACATCCCGTTCTGAGGAGACAAACGTGACGCAGTTCCGCAGAGATTTCGAGACGGTCGAGGAGGCCCGCAAGCGGCTGGCCCGCGAGGACCAGGCCGAGCCGCTGACGGTCGAGACCGACATCGGCCAAGTGCTTGATGCCGAGCCAAAGATCGTGATTAAGCCCGGCACGCAGCACGCCCGAGCGGCGTTCCGAGCCGGCAGAGAGGACGACTACAGCGACAGGATGAAAAGCCGCTACGGCGGCGAGTGGTGAGCGGGCACGGTGCCCTGGTTCGATTGGTTCCATGGAGGGATCTGACATGAGGTTCATGATTTGGATGACGTTCCTGATGCTCGTGGGTGCGATGACGGCCAAGGCCGAGCAGGTCGTGACGGTGACGACCATCGTGTCCGCCCAGCAGGCGGCCGAGGACATGGCCCGGACGGGCGTCCTGCGGCACTGCGGCCGGGCCGGCGGCCGGCGGGAGGGCATCGGGTTCAGCTCGAGCTCGGCGGACGCTGCCATTCGCAGCTGCTGCTACTACGCCGACGCCCAGCGTGGCCGGTATCGCATCGTCGAGCGTGGCGTGGCCCGTGGGCCTCGCGGCTGGTTCGCGGTCATTCGGTACGAGTGAGTCGACAGCGGCCCGCCCTGGTCGTCGTGGCGTGTGCATCCGCCACATGGGTCGCCCTGCGGGAGTGGCGAGTAACCACCGCAGCCGAGGCCGGGTTTCTTCGCCTTACCCGGTGACTCGACCGAACGCCCCACGTCACGGGGCCAATACACAACGACGAGGTGACACGTGCCAGCAAAACCCAAAGTGGACATCGACAAGGTCAAGCAGCTGCACGCCCAGGGCGTGACGGTGCGGGCGATTGCCGAGCGAACCGGCTACAGCAAGGGCGCGGTGTACGGCGTGCTCGAGCTCAAAAAGCAGAGGGGGGCCAAGTGATCCGACCGCACTACATCACGCCGCCGATCGAGGAGGCCCTGCCGCTGTTCGCGGCGGCGCGTGCCACCGATCCGCAGACGTCCCACGACGCAGCCAAACGGGCGCCGGTGGCCGGGCACTGCCGCATGGTGCTCGAGGCACTCGCGGCCGGTCCTGCGGGCCAGACCGAGCTCGCGCGGCGGTGCGGGCTCCTGCCGCATGAGGTGAACAAGCGACTGGCCGATCTGCACAAGGCCGGGCTGGCGGCGCTGACGGGCCGCAAGGCGAACGGTGGGCGGGAGCGGGAATGGAGGAGGCAGGTATGAAAGACAAGTCTCTGGCATTGATTGCGAAGGCGAGGGACATGCTTGGCGCGGCCCACACGCCGATGGATGCCAAGGCAGTCAAGGACGCCGGCGAGGCGGCGATCAAGCTGGCGAAGTCGCGGCGGGATGTCGGTATCGAAGCAATCATCGAGGCGCAGGAGATCGTCCGGCGCGCTGAGCGAATGATCGGGGAGATGCTGAGAGGAACCACCGGCGGAAAGGGTGGAGACAGAAAATCGGGATCAAGTAACAGGGTGTTACTTGATCAAGTAGGCATCGACAAGATGGAATCCTCCAGATTCCAGCGCATCGCCTCAGTGCCGCCGAAGGATTTTGAGGGCTGGATTCAAGACTCTCGCATGGCTGGCGAGGAGCTGACGCAAGCGGCCGCGCTGCGTTTGGCCTCCAAGCATCAGGCAGAGGAGCGAAAGGCGGGCCGCAGAAAGAAGATTGCTGAGGCTGCCAAGGCCGCGCATCAGTCAGACC